TCTTGTCAATTCATTTGGATTTGGTGGTAAATGTTGTTCAATTATTGTTGAAAAGGAAAAGTAAAATGTCTACTGGAATCACTGTAGAACTCAATTGGGAAACTATAGACCACGTCGTGGTCGAACAACTGCGTAATACGTGGGAAGCTCTGAAGGGCAACCTCGGTAATGGCGACTGGGTTTTTGTCTGGGGCGATCAGGAAGCTGATGATGCCGAGATCCAAAAGCACATCGACGCGCTCGAACTTCTCCTCAAGTGGTACTCCACTCCCGATGAGTTGGTAAAAATGGGACTCAAAGAAGGTGCCTAAGTATCTTGTAGAGACAATCGACTTCTTTCGCATGCGATATGTCGTGGAATGCGAGAGCGCAGATGATGCCAAAGATATTGTGACTTTCAAAGAGGCTGAAGAGTTCAGTCAATTATATCTTGACGAAACGATCACTTCTACTCGCGTGATTGATGATGCAGAGTATCTTCGCTTATTCGACGAGGATAATGACTATTTGAAAGAGTGGTCAGAAGAGCAAAAATTTAAATACGTACATAAGGTAGAAGATAATGGAACAGAATAAAGTATATACAATTAAGCTCATGTCTGGCGAAGAAATCATCTCTCGCGTCAAGCAAGAAGGTGGTGTCACCGAACTGTTGAAGCCTCGTACAGTTGGTATGGGACCTCAAGGTTTTGCTATGATGCCATGGATGATGTCAGCCCCTGATAACAATGTCGTAATCTCTGACACTGTTATCGTCGGTGCGACTGAAACGAGTGCACAGGTTGCTACACAATATCTGAAACAAGTAACAGGGATACAAGTATAATGTTAGAATGTTTAATTATGGGCGACTCGATCGCCGTTGGTACTAAAATGTTTGCTCCGAAAGAATGTGTATCATATTCGAGGGGCGGTTGGAATACTTGGCAATGGAACAAGAAGTGGGGTAAAACTTCGCTTGAAGCCAAGACAATCGTAATCAGCCTCGGAACAAACGATCATAGCGGCGTTGATACGAAAAAAGAGTTGACAAAAATTAGAACTCGTGTTAAGGTAGGCAATGTAGTATGGATTATGCCTCCTTGTAACAAAGGCTTTTGCAAACCTAAGGTCAACGCCATAGTAAAAAGCATTGCCGTAAGCTACGGAGATCGTATCATTGCTACATCGTATGTTCAACCTGATGATATCCATCCATCGTGGCGTGGATATAAAGATCTCGTAAAGAAAGCTGGACTGTGACACTTTTCGTTTTTATAGTGTTCATTATTGGAGTTACAGTGTATGGTATCCTTACCAATAAGATTACTCCAGAGGAACGCGATGAAATGTTAAACGATAAGGAAATGTGGCCGTGAATTTATTCATTCTTGACAGTGATCCTGTCAAAGCAGCACAATTACAGTGTGACAAGCATGTCGTGAAGATGATCGTCGAGAGTGCTCAGATGCTTTCTACAGTGCATCGTATGCTTGACGGCGAGCAGTGCCGTATTCCTTCAAAGTCTGGTAAGACGATGTCGAAGGCATGGACTCTGCCTGACGAACGTGAAGATACATTCTATCGTGCAGTGCATATGCATCATCCTTGCACGATTTGGACTGCACAAAGTAATAATAACTACACTTGGCACTGGATACACTTCGCTGCTCTCTGCGACGAGTACACGTATCGCTATGGCAAGGTTCATAGCACTGATACATTGCTTCGCGAAGCTTTGAAGCAATTGCCTCGTAATATTCCAGTCGGTTACAAGACTCCTCAGCCGTTGGCGATGAAGGCTAATCCTGAGTGTATCGACTACAATGATATCGTAGGATCTTATCGTAAGTTCTATCAGACGAAGCAAGAGCGATTTAAGATGGCATGGACCAAACGTCCAATTCCAGAATGGTTTGCTGTCGCAGCCTAACACCATAAATATTTCTAACAAATCGCTCCAGTAGAGATACTCGGAGCGATTTTTTTTGTTTTTAGCATGTACAATTATTGCATTTCGTTGTAGCGTGACAATACGAGCAAAGATAATTTTGCTTGTTGATAAATAAACAAAGGAATAAGGAATAAATTATGGATAAAAACTTTATCAAACGGGCTTTGCACGTTACGTCATTCAATCTGTCTTCATCAGATTTTAAAGACACACGTTTCAAAAAAGAAATTCAGCATATCTTTAATATGCATTTCTTCCCCAAGTTTGATCTAAAGGATACGATTGATTCGATCGATATGAATAAGATCAATAGACTGATTGACAAGCTTCGCAGCGAAGATCCGGTAATGCTGTCGAAGATGCACAACTACAATCTCAAGGGCGTAGGTCCTGGTGAAGTCACTCTTTACTTTCTAGTCAACTCGGCTCATCTCGGTGGTGGGTCGTCCGCCGGCGTTGACGTAATAGCGAGTAACGGAGAATTCGAAGTGAAGGCTGTCGATGTTACTGCCAATGGCTATGCTACAAACTTTAAACTCGGCGGTACATTCAATCTGAGTGATATCGTAAAGGATCTATTAGATCTGAAAAAGAAAGTTGGTGCTAGTGGTGAAGGTGTCAACAAGTCAGCTCTCGATGCCATTCGTAGGAAATATCCTAACGAGCTGAAGCGTATCGAAGAAGACTTTGCACAGCGTGCATATGACAACTACTTCAAGAACCACCAGATCATCTTTATCAAAAACTCTACTCGAGATATTGGTAAGGTTATGGCCATCAAGAAGGTTAAGAAGAGCGATATCATGCTCGATCGTTTGACGAGCGGTGTGCTCAAACCAAACGTAAAATTATAAAAATAAACATGTACATTTTATCGAAACTATTGTAGAGTAAACTATGATAAAGAAAAGATTTAAAGAGTTTGTTGGTACTGGTACCCTCACGATATTCGATATTGATGAGACATTGTTTCACACGTATGCAAAGGTTGCCGTTGTAAAAGACGGCAACCTTGTCAGAATGCTAGACAACCAAGAGTTCAACACTTACAAACGTAAGAAGGGTGAAACCTACGACTTCGGAGAGTTTGCAAACGCCGAGGTATTTCGTAGGTCATCCAAGCCAATCACTCGTATGGTTGCAAAAACAAAAGCTATCTTTGCTAACTCGAAAAAGAATCCTCATAGTCGAGTGATTATCTGTACAGCGCGAGCTGACTTCGATAACAAGGATATCTTCCTTCAGACGTTCAGAGATCATGGTCTACCTATCGATAATATCCATGTCGAACGAGCTGGTAACTTGAAGATCGACTCTTCGGCTGAAGCCAAGAAGATCATCTTCCGCAAATATATAAATACTAAGAACTACGTAAAGCTTCGGTTGTTTGATGATGCTCCTAGCAATCTTCAGGCGTTTCTTTCGTTGAAGAAAGAGTTTCCTGATATTACGTTCGAAGCCTTCTTTGTAAATCCTGATGGATCGGTAAAAACAGTACGATGACAAGTTTTAGAAATTTCCTTGCAGAAGAGCTTGACGAAACTAAGCTGAAGCATCTTGAGCATGCCGAAGATCACGTGATTAATGCTGGGCATGAAGGCTTTTCTCATGCCTATCACAATCTCAAAGATGTGCATGACAGACTGACAGGCAAGAAGAACGATACAAGAATCACCATGAAGTATGATGGTTCTCCTTCTGTGGTATTCGGTCGTCATCCTGAAACTGGTCGTTTCTTCGTAGCATCGAAGTCTGCCTTCAATAAGAATCCAAAGATCAATTATACTCCAGAAGATATCGAGCGTAACCATGGACATGCTCCTGGCCTCGTATCGAAACTGCGAGCTGCATTACAACATCTGCCAAAGGTGACACCAAAGAAAGGTGTTTTCCAAGGCGATATCATGCATACTTCTGATGATGTGCATGAGTCTGATGGTCGTGTACACTTTACACCTAACACCATCACTTACTCTGCTCCAAAAAATTCGGCACATGGTAAGGCTGCTCTTAACTCGAAGATTGGTGTAGCCATTCATACTAAGTATAATGGTAAGAACCTCGAGGATATGCAAGCCGAGCATGGTGCTCAGCTGAATGACTTTGGATTGCACAAAGACGTGCATCTGATTTCAACGGAACATCATCTCGATAACATTAAGTACACTCCTCAGAATCGCGAAAGCTTTGCAAAGGCTATGACTGCGGCTGCAGCCCATAACAAAAAAGCAAAGCCTGAAACCTATGAGTCCATCAAAGGTCACGAACTTCCTCTGAAGACTTACATCAATCATACCGTTCGTACTGGTACGAAGCCTAACGTAGAAGGTTTCATGAACCACTACATGAAGGCACATCAGAAGAAGATTGAAGGTGTGAAGATGGCAGCATCGAAGGCAGCTAAGACTGCTGCGATGGAAGCAGATATCGGTCACATTCAACGTAATCGTGCTCACTTCGAAAACGTTCTGAACCAGCATAAGCACCTGCAAAAAGCAAAGGATGTGTTGGCTAAGACTCTTTCGAGTAGTGCCGAGTTTGATCATAGTATCAATGGCAAGAAGTCGAAGCCTGAAGGATTCGTAGTAGTTAGACATAACCGTCCTACTAAGATCGTAGATCGTGCTGAATTCTCGGCTGCCAATTTCAATAAGGTTAAAGCTCAATGAAATCCATTCATATCACACAAGGACGATTTAATCCTGTTCATGCAGGCCACGAAATGGTCGTCAAGCATGTGATGGATGCGGCCAAGAAAGAAGGAGCCGATCATAAGATCCTGACAACAGGATCTCATGATGCCAAGAAGAATCCTTTGACACCTGAGCAGAAGGTAAAACACCTTTCTCGCGCTGTTAAAGGCGCAAAGGTTGAAGCGATGGGTAAGGATCATCCGACTCTGCTCCATCAGATGTCGAAACTACATAAAGCTGGTTATACTCACGTGACTATGCATGTCGGCTCCGATCGTGTGCATGAGTTTCATAAGCTTTTGCATCAGTATAATGGCGCAGAAAATAGGCATGGCCACTACAACTTCAAGAGCATTAAGGTAAAGTCTGTAGGTGGTGAGCGCAAAGAAGGCGGAAGTGGAATTGAATCTGCTTCTGGTACGGCTATGCGTAAGCACGTCACCGCTGGAGATAAAGAATCATTCCATAAGATGGCTCCATCTGGTATGAGCAAAGCACATAAAGACGAGTTGTATCACGATGTTCGTAAAGGCATGGGTGTGAACGAATCATTTATTATTCGATTTAAAAACTGGATTAGTTGATCCGTTAAAGTTTCCTTGTTATAAATAGATTTGCGGTTAGGCTACGGCAATCCCGTTTGTTTAACAGATAAGCCCAAGGGAAACTCTGATGGAAGATAAGAATAAGAAACCGGTCGACACAAAACAGTTAAAAAAGCCAACCGGAACGTCTGTAACTGGCAAACCACTTGATGGTATCGAGATCCGTCCTCAGCTCAAAGGTCTCGGCAATCGCCAGCACAACGAGGATACCGTAGTCCTAACTGACACACTCGCTGAGAAGAAAGCACTGACACTCGTTCAGCGCCAACGCAGAGCTCGCATCTTGAGAGCCAAAGAGCCGAAGATGCAGAGAGCCAAAGAAGTTGCTCAACACAAACTTGCCTCAGATGATAAGCTGAAGGCACGAGCAATTGTCAAAGCAAGAAACATGGTCAAGATGAGGTTTGCAGCTCGTAAGGGTACACCTTATACCGAGCTCACCACGTCTGAAAAAATTCAAGTAGATAAGGTAGTCGATAAGAAGGTCAAACTGATCAGAAGATTAGCGGCGCGCCTTCTACCTGCTCTTCGTAAGGCAGAAGTTAATCGTCTCGCTTCATTCCAATCGGGATCAAAAATCCAGCACGCGACTGCTGCTCCAGTCAACGAAGAATTTAATACAATTGTAGAGAGTCTTGATAATAAGACTTCTATGCAACTCGTTGACATTATCAACGATTCTATCGATGCTCTCAACGAGAATAATAACTCGATGGGTATCACGCTGAAGAGACTGCTAAGCGCTGTCCTTCCAGAAGACGTAGCAACTTCTACACTTATGAAAAAAGCCGAGAAGACCGGCATACCGTTCTCGACCCTCAGAGAGGTGTTCGAGCGCGGTTCTTTTGCGTGGGAAGACGACGGCAAAACTACACAAGAACAATTCTCTTTTTCAAGAGTGAATAGCTATATTGCCAAAGGCAGAGCATGGACACTCGATGCAGATCTTCGTGAAGAGAAGCTAATCAATGATAAGCTCGACAATGTCTTTGAAGCTTATCATACTGGCTTGAGCGCTTCGACTGCCAAGGCACGCGAATCTCACTGGAAGAAGATGGAAAAGTATTCTGATCGAGATCCACGTGCATATCAAGATGCGCCTGGTGACAAGGCGGCTCGTAAAAAAGATATGCCGCAATCTGTACATACAAAGAAATATAAAGCGATGTACGGTGAAGAGATCGAACAGATGGTCAACGAAGCAGCCGACGGTCTTGCTGCCAAGGCAAAGAAGTCAGGCGTTTCCTTATCCACGCTGAAGAAAGTGTATGCTCGCGGTGTTGCTGCTTGGAACAGCGGCCACCGCCCAGGAACTACACCACAACAGTGGGGTATGGCTCGTGTAAACTCTTACATCACAAAGGGCAAAGGCACATATCACGGTGCTGATAAGGATCTTCGTGAATCTGATATCAATGAAAGTCTATGGGCTAACATTCATGCCAAGCGCAAGAGAATTAAAGCTGGATCTGGCGAACGCATGCGTAAGCCTGGATCGAAGGGTGCACCGACTGCAGCAGGTTTTAGATCGGCATCTGAAGCAGTCGAAGATCAAGTAGGCAACAAGGTTGCTGATACAGCTAGACACGGTAAAGTGCAATATGTCGGTGTAAGAACTGATGCTCATAAAGAAACTGGCACCCAAGAGCGTCAAGAAGTTCAGTATATCAAGCGTCATAAGATGCACACGAAGAGAGAGACTGATGCCGATCCGCAACAGATTCGTATCGCTCAAGATCAGATCAAAAAGAAAGTGATCGACGAGTCGAACAACACACCATACGTCAAGCCTTTCACAGAAAAAGGTAGCACAGAACAACGCGGTTGGAAAGCTTCGAACAAGCATGGCAAAGTAAAGTACTTTGGTTTGAAATTCAAAGATTCAGCACATAAGCATGCTGGAATCAACGAAGCTGCCGAAAAGCATCCGATTGCAAAAGAATACGACTCATTAAAGAAGCACGATATTAAAACTCTGCATGGACTTATTAAACAACAAAGCAAAGTAGTTGATACTTCTGAGTTTAAAACAAAAGATCATGCAATATCACACTATCTGCGTAATAAGCATGGTCATAAGAAGGTAGATGCTGCGTTCGGATTGAAAGAAGATACTGCAGCAGATCGTGAAGTCGGTACTAAATCACTCGTCAAGAAGTATCAGAAAGAAACTCCTGGACAGGAAAAAGCAGATATCAACGAAGTGTTTAATACAACTTTCGACGAAGATATCGAAAGAAGAGGTGACTTCAAGATGGTGAAGGTTCGCACTCCAAAAGGATATGTTTGGAAAAAAGTTCGTCGCGAAGTTGATATCGAGAGGGACGCAGAATGATCGGATTTAAGGAATTCATCACTGAGCGTGGCGAAGACTCAAAAGGTCACTTCATTGCCACTGAGAAGGGTGCAGGTATGACAGCGAAGGGTGTAAAAGCCTATCGTGCCAAGAATCCCGGATCAAAGCTTCAGACAGCTGTCACTGGCAAAGTCAAGCCAGGATCAAAAGCTGCTGGAAGACGTAAATCTTTCTGTGCTCGTATGAGTGGCGTCAAAGGTCCGATGAAAGATGAAAAAGGCAGACCGACTCGCAAGGCGATGTCGCTTCGTAGATGGAAGTGCAACTGATGGAAGAGATTACAAACCCGCTGAAGATAGCCTTCGCTGACACTTATGCTTTCTATGTGAAGGCACAGAACTATCACTGGAACGTCGAAGGTCCATTCTTTGCAATGTATCACGAGTTCTTTGGTAAGATCTACGAAGAAGTAGGTGGAGCTATCGACACGTTTGCAGAAGAGATTCGTGCACATAATGCATACGCTCCTGCCTCATTCGGTCGTTTTAAAGAATTGACAACTATTCAAGACGAAGTTCTTATTATTAAACCTGAACAGATGGTTGCCAACTTGTTCTCAGACAATGCCAAAGTACTGGCTTCTGTACAAGCAGCAAGAGACGTAGCAGATAAGTACAATGAAAACGGTCTCGTTAACTTCCTCGAAGAGAGACTCGATCAGCACAACAAACATGCATGGATGCTCAAAGCATCGATGAAATAATATTTCATAAATAGATTTAAATTCACGGAGTAAGAAATGTTAACTAAGAAAATTGCAGATTTCAGTGCTGATCTTCTCGATACAGTAAGAGGTGTTCTCGGCGAAGCCAAGAAATGTCCTGCCGATTGCGAGTGCGAAGCAGAAGATGACGAAGACGAAGATGAGATGAAGAAAGAAGGCTACATGCCTACTGCTGATGAGCCGACTGAAGCTAACAAGAAGACGGCACAGAAGATTCGCGACATGATGGCAAAAGAAAAGAAGCCAGTCAAGGAAGGGACTAAAGAAGATCTTCCTTTCGAAGGTCCTTACAGAAAAGCTGGCGAAGAGCGTAAAGATGAATACGGCAACAAAGTAAAGAATGTTGCTAAGCATCTTGCCAAGAAAGCAATGAAAGCCAACGAAGAAGTCGAGCAAATTGATGAGATCTCATCTGATATGGCGCACCGTTATCTAAAAGGAAAACGCGAAAGAGATTACGATATCAGCCCAGATGGCAAATCCAGCAAATTAAAGAAGCCGCAGTCTTTTGACAAGATGAATAAAGATATGAAGAGCACTGTGCGTGCGCTCAAAACAATTGAAAAGGCTAAGAAAGCCAATGAAGATGTAGAGCATACCAATTGCGGAACTCCTGAATGCTGTGGTCAGTGCGATACAGCAGCGCCGATCAATGAGATCTCGAAGGGAACACTTGGTCGTTACATCAACAAAGCCAAAGATTCTATTGATATGGCTTCTTATAGACAAGGCCACAAAGAAGCTCACGGCAGTTCTTCGAAGCCACTTGAAAAGAAGTTGACAAAGCGTCATAAAGGTATTTCAACTGCAGTCAATAAACTGACCAAGGAAGAGTCAGAGCAGATTGATGAACTCTCAAAGGGAACAATGGGTCGTTACATCAATAAGGCTGCTACAAAAATGGGTAGTCAAGGTGTTACCGCTGGTCTGAAGATTGCTGCAGACGAAAAGTCAAGCAAGAATTTCAAAGATATGGGTAAGCGCGAAAAGGGTATTAAACTCGCGGTTAATAAGCTGACCAAGGAAGAGCAAGACTTCATCGACTCGCTGAACAATGACATGTTCGAAGAAGTAGAAATCACTGAAGCACGCGGTCGTCCAAGAAAGGCTGGAGCTAAGGATTTCACGATCCATCCGAAGACAAAAGAAAAGCTCATGCACAATAATCCTGAGCACATGAAAAAGATCGAAGCTCTTCAAAAGAACAAAGTTCTTGAGAAGCCAAAGATTGAAGCTGGTCAGCATATCATGAACCAGCTACAGAAAGCTAAAACATCGATGCTAGGTGGCAGCACGATTCACTTCACACACGGTGATTCGAAGCATGTTTCTGGTACTCATGCTGCAAAGCTTCTGTCTAAATATGCGGGCATGAAACCGAATGAGAAAGAAGACTTCCAAAAGTTTGTAGGTCACTCGCATGAAAACCTCATGAAACACGTATAGGTGTAATATGGCAATTAATGTCGGAACTTTTATAATAAAAAATAAACCAATTGTAATCGAGACTTTACCAGAAGTCGAAGTTGCTATTGAAAATGAAGAAGTTGCGCCTTTACCAGAAGTTGTGCAAATGGAAGAAGGTACTGTTATCCATAACGGTCAACCAAAAAAGTTTAATAAAAAAATGTCAGCATATATGATTGATATGCTTACATCCGAAGAATGATAAATAAAACAAAGAATCTTTAGGAGAAACGAAGATGGCTCAATGGGGCAATACAGACGATGCTGCAAACTCGGTCCTATGGGCCACAGCTGCAGTGAACTTAACACCTAACACAGTAAACCAAGCGGCATTGTTTGGTAACACCACGGTCGGCGCA